CAGCTGATGACTTCCCGTTCTTGTGAATCTGGATCCGTTCAGCGTCGGCACGGGACTCTTGCACAATGGGTGTCCCGTACTGCTGGTTCGCTTCGGCCACGGCAGCTTCGAGCGAGTATCCCTTCTGGAGGAGGGCAGTCACCTGCGGATCGTTGGCAGCGTTCTCCTCTGTTGCCAAGTTCGAGCCGGGAAGGAACCCTGACCCAAGGTTGACCCTGTCCTCTGGTGCTACTTGGTCACCGGGGAGGAGCCAGTCGAACGTGTTGCCGAGCGGGTCTTTCAACCATTGGTCGATTGCACGCACACCGTAGGACGACCCCGCCATCGTGTATGCCTCTTGGAGCCCCATGCCTTGATACGCCCCGACAGTGGTTCTCGTTGGTCGGGCAATGACTTCCTCCCACAGCATGTCGAATGCGGTCATGGCGCCACGCAACACGCCTTTCCCAACACCGAAACCGGCTTGGAAAGGCATCGTCAAAGTTTTCATGAAGTTCCAACCGGACTCCTGATCCTTCGTGTAGTCCTCTGCAAGGTTCAAGAGGGCAGGTTCGTCCGGCCCGACACCGGCCTGTGCAGCTGCCGAGATGATCCCCGACGGCATGTCGGGGTAGGTGCGGGACAGGAGGCGGGTCTGGGCGTGGAGCTGCGGGGTCGCTATCTGCCCAAGATTGTTCCATGTGGAACGCTGGAGGGCGACCTGTTGGAGAGCCCTCGATTCCCATGCCGTGTCGTCAAAGAAGTAGAGGCTCGGCATCAGTCCCTATCCAGTAGACGCTCAATGTCTGGGTGCGGTGCAACCATTTGGAGATATCGCAACAGCATGTCGGGATCCTGAGGGAAAGCGGACGGTCTCTGATCTGACTGTGCAAGGGCTTGCTGGGCACGGGGATCCACCCCGGGCTGTTCGGTGCCACGAAACAAGTCCGGTGGTGGCTGAGGGCCACCCCCTCCACCGGCAACGGGCTGACCCTGCGGGCCTGCCTGCATCGGGGCTGCTGCCTGCTGGTTCTCGAGTGCGACACCCTGACCGTAGTTCTGGCCGGGGATGGAACGAATCGGTTGGCCTGCGCCACCGTCGGTACGTTGCGACAAGGCACCCGGGCCTGATACGGCTGCTGGTTTCGCCGGTGTCCGTTTCCCGCCATGATTGTTTTTGCGTGCCACCTACAACCTCCCGACGGTTTGGACACCAGCTTCGGTGCCACCCGTACCGAGCTGTGAAAGCACAGTCGTCACGGGCGGAGGTGGCTGCCCAGTGTCTCCTTGGGGTGGGAGTTCTCCCTGACCTTGTGCAGCTTGGAGCTCCTCAGGGGTCGGTTGCACATCTTCGGGACGGAAGTATTTCGCCACGACCTTGTCAACGTCGCCTTGGAGTGTGAGCTCCACCAGTGCAGCTTTCGCCTGAGGGTTCCCCTGCAACGCTTCTTGGGTGAGGAGCTCGAGGAGCCGTTCGGAGCCCTTCTTCTTCCCGATGCGTTCGTTGATCTTGGGGATGTTGTCCAAGCCGGTCAGGTTCTCTTGGAAAGTTTCGACATCCAATGCTTCGGCCTGCATGAGCTGGAGCCCGCCAACAATCTTGGACGGTTCGTCCCATGACGCCATCATGCCGTACACACGGCGTGTCCGGTACTGGCCGTTGATGTGTTTGCTCGGAATGTACTTCTCGGCACGGGTTGTGCCGGCACGCACAATGTCGAGTGGCTTCTCGGTGTCGCCATACATTGCTTCGTCCCATTCGAGACGCATCGAGTCGAGATCCTCGAAGGCATATCGGAGCACCTTCTGGTATTCCTTGATGTTGTTGCCGGCTGCGCCAGCCAACTCTCGGACACCTTCACCTGTGGTGAACGACATGGGCGAGATGCCGTCCTGATTGACCGGATAGTTCTGGGTGATACGGAGCTGATGTTCAATACGGTCAACCTCTTGGAACACCTGATAGGCGACGTCGGCTTGCGCCTTCTCGATGCGTGTGCCAGGGGTGAAGAAGTTCTGCTGGTTCCGTCCACGCTTGTACGTCTTGGAGATCATGTCACCAATGATGTTCGTTTCACGGAACACGGCGTCACCGGCTGCAATGACTGACAGGACGTTGAGCTTGGCGAGCATCGCCATGAGCCCCACGACATGGTCGAACTGTCCAATGAGGGCGTCGAAGGCGAACCGTTTCGCAACCTTGAACGGTGGCCGGTACTCGAGAGGGTTCGGGATGAACCGCACCACTTGACCAATCACAGGGATACAGATGTACGTCCCTTTGATGTCGATGTACTCGATGACTTCGACGCCACCTTTGGTGGAGGTACCGGACTCCCAGCTGGAAGCGTTCGGATCCATGATGATCCCACCGCCAGCTGTCCGCTTGTAGCCGGCCATGCCGTTGAGGGCAGTGGCGTGCTCGGGATACATGCGGGCAAGATCTTCCTTCGGGACGATGCGGGTGAAAGCAACTTCGTGCGGGTCTTGTTCCTCGCCCCACTGTCCCGGCCAACATGTGAGAGGGTTACGGAGGCGTGCCGACGGGAAGCGTTGACCACGACGCATCGACTGGTTGATTGTCCACACAGAGAATCCGTAACCGGGGAGCCACCGACCGGCCTGTGGGACTTGGAGCTCGAGGCGGTCATACGAGTCGTACTGTTCAACGATGCGGCGACGTTTCTCTGCCTGTTCCTTTGGACGGTCGGAGTCGGTGTGCTCCGGGTAGTCCACTTTCAAGTCTGGTGCGTCTTGGAGTTCCTGACCGAGGCGTTCCATCCCTGACAGGATGAGGTTCGCAGTCGGGATGTCCTTGCCTTTGATCTTGACCTTGTCACCGATGAGGGCTTTGAGGCCGGCTTCGCCACCGTTCATGATGTCCCGCATCCGTAGACGCTGGGCGTAATGCGACTCGTTGTTCGACTTGAGTGCAGCCACTCGTCGGAGGACTCGCTGGGTTGGTGTTTCCTGTTCCACGTTCACCTACCAGATGTTGATGTCGTCGTCGTTGACTGCAAACAGATCTTCCCAACCGCCGAAATCTTCGTCAAACTCGACAGACATTTGGGCCTGTATCTCTTTCTGCCAGCGACGTATTGCACGCATCGGGAACCAACTCGCCATCACGATATCAGACTTCGCTCGGCGTGAGCGTTTGATGTTCTCATCAGAGTACGCCAACAGTTGGCTCATGTAGAGGTTTGTCATCGCAACAGCCTGATCGTCGCCGGTCGGGAGCGAGATCATCTTGTCCATATACATGCGCCTGAACGAGGTCACACCCCAATACGGGTCGTGTTTGTTCATCTGTGTCTGGTGACCCTCGAGGTAAATGTCGTTCGCCCGGGTGTACTCGACAATGCGAGGGTCGTCACGGATGGCAGTGTCGAGCAGGTTGTCCTCGATGACCCAATGCTTCAACTGGTACGTCTCGTGCCAACGCACAATGATGTCGAGCGCCATGAGGATGCCACCGCCAAGATGGTTGTCGATGTCGCACATCCACTGCTTCTGAGATTTGGCGTCGTAGCCCCACAGGAACGCAGCCTGGTATCCGGTGAATGCAGGGTCGAGGCCGGCAACGAACCGAAGGTTCGGTTTGTCGGCTTCCTCGGCTTTCGGGAATGTCGGGATGCCAAGCGACCGGGTCGGGTCGAAGCATTGCTCGATCTCGTCTTTCACGAACAGGGTGGTGCCCATGGCACGGGGACGGTTCAGGTACACCATCTCGAAAATGTGTGGCAGACCGAGCGCTTCGGCTGACCGTTTCTTCTGCATCAGCCACTTGTATGAACGCAGCTCAGGGAACAGCAGACAGTCCTTGTGTGCCTTCTCGTCATACGGATCTATCTGACACATCTCGTCGTGGGCAGTGTCCACAATGCAGTCGAAGTCCTCCGATTCGAGGAGGTAGCCGTACAGGTCGTCGGTGTGCTGCCTCGAGCCGATGACGAACAGGGCCGTGTGATCCTCCTTGCGGGAATACAGGTCTTGGTTGAACCAGCCACGGGTCGTTTCCCGGGCAGATTGGATGAGTGTCGAGTCGTGATCCTCAATGTCGTCACAGATGATGAAGTCACAGTCACGGGACAGGATCTTGCCACCACGACCAATGGCAACCATCGTGGACGCTTTGATTCCAGTGACTGTCCGGTTCGCCACCGTGAACTTCGATACCTGCCACTCGCCCGACGCACGGCCTTTCGGCTTGAACGTCTTGCCTTTCGGCAGATACGCTTCGACCAGTTTCGTGTTGTACCCAAGATGTTCCCGCACAGCGCCAACCATGTCCGACGCAATCTCTTTGTTGCCACCGATCCACGCCATACGGATGTT